TAATTTTTTTATTTAATATCCCCATTTGAGGTAAAACATTCATTAATAAAATTATTAATAGCAGATTTTGCTCTTCCTAATTTAATTTTTCCACTAGGTGGAGTAAATTGTTGAACCCTATATGCTTGATAGGGTGACATTATATTTTCGTCATCCATATCTAACACTTTTCTTTTTAATATCATAAACTCGATTTCTATCTTATCTAATGGTATCCCATACTGTTCAGAGAAATATTGTTTATATAATAATAATTGATATTGTTTATTTTCATCTTTTTTAGCATAATCATTCCATCCCTTAGTACTGGTTTTTAAATCGATTATTTTAAATGTATCTGTTGTTTCGCAGTATGTGACAACATCTAGATATCCCATGTATAATACGTTATTATACATTTTATTTGGTGCTATAACAATAGGTATTTCACAACCAACTAAATATGTACCTTTTTTAGAAAAATATCTTGTACGTTTTTTTTTAAACCACTCTAATATAGCAACTCCGTCTTCAAAGAATTCTCTCATTTCTGAGGCATCTGAGAAGTGTTCATTATTATTTTTCTTATATTGGGTTTGATATTCAGATATATAAACATCTTGAAAATGTTCTTTTATATCTATTTCTCTATCTGCCGCGGCAAATGATTTTTCATATGCTATATCTAAGTAATGTTGCATTGATTCATGTATGGCTGTTCCAAATACAGTATGTATAGAAGATGTAAACCTTTTAATTTTATCTTTATACTGTAGTTTCCATCTATGAGGGCATCCTCTAAATATTGACATTTGAGAATAAGAGATATTCTTTTGGAATGCAAAATTTATGGATGTTGGGGGATTATTTCTAATCTCCTTTACAATCTTAGGAATTTTTTTAGCCAAACTATTTTTTCCATTTATCTCGACCTACTAAAAGACCGATTATTCCATAATTAGCAATATCAATAAATGTATCTTGCATACCTTCACCTTCAACAAATGATCTACCATTAATTAATAAATTTTTTAAACGTGAAATTTTATCAGTTAATCTAATACATAACCCAGTTAGTGAGAATTGTTTATCATCGCTATTATTAACGATATCTCCGCCTAAAGCAATGTTATTTAACCCATAATCCATATGCTTACGAGCAAACATTTCATACATTTCTTTTTGAATTTGTTTAAATTCATCTGATAGTTCTGGGTATTCATGTTCAAATATCTCTACGGGACTTGAATTTAAATGGGGAGTTGGTTTTGGTCTTTTAGCATCCATAATTTCTCTATCACTCATTATTTCGTGGTATTTAGTTATTGTATCACCCATTAATTTGGTCTTTACTGTCTGAAAAATATATATTTAATACTGCAAGTCTATCATCGGCATCAACTAGATTTATAAGTGCTTCTTCAGCATTTTTATAAAAATCTTCGGTAGAATGGTCTCCAATCCCAACTGCTTTATTACCTAACAATTCAAGTGATAATAATGCTTTAGCTTTATCTGCTTCAGCAGATGTTTTTAACATAGTGTATAATTCTTTTGTCATTTTAAGTATGGTTTTTTAATTTTTATTTATGTCCTGGGTCAATAATTGAACCTCCTCTATAGAAGTCAGTTAAATATTCTTTAAAGCTTAGCATTGGGATATGTTCTGTGGTAAATATATGATTTAAAAATATATCCCAGGCATGCCATCCTTTATTTAAAATGGTATCTAACCACCAAATTTTAAAATTAGGATTTACCATATAACAGTAAGCTCCAATCATTCTATTACTTTCCCATAAGTCATCTGTTAATTGTTTATAACAACCTCTATTTCTTTCATCTCCATAAGAGGGAGTTTCAAATCTTAATATTTTATATTTATTTTTTACCATATACTCAGCCCCAATTTTAATTTTTTTATTCATTAAACCAATGTCAGGTATATGAGTATCATTTTCACATATAATAGTAGGGTTATCTTTACACATTGCAGCTGCTATTGCCTGAGTGTGGGATTTAAAACAACCATAATGAGGGGGTGTTAATCCCCATTCATCATATTTTTTATTCATTTTAATATCACTTTTATCCCCAAATGCTAAATTTAAAGGGGGCATTTCAGTAAAATTAGGATTTATATGCCTAATATAATCCACATCTAATTTATTTAAATCAGAATGAGATTTAATTTCCTTAGAATCTAGGGGGTTTGATGATATTTGGATTAAATGTATTTTCATTAAAAAAACTTACAGTTAGGATCATTCCAAGGACCTGCTTTCAATAAAGCATCAGAATCAAAATCAATTGTATTATTATATTCTATTAAATCTAAATCTGAAATAGAGGGTGTATTATTTATAAAAGTTTTAAAATAAGGTTTCCTTTTTACTGATAGGAAATAATCCATAAATTTGAATTCATTTCCTACTAAAACACTTAAATTTATTTTGGCATTCGGTATTTTATAAGCATCAGCTGCTATTAAACCATGTAATGAAGAAGATAATACTTTTTTTACTGAAAGTAGTTCGTCTATAAAAGTAAAGGGATTGGTTGTTATATTAATAATTTTAACTCCTTGTAATCCTAAGTAATAAATTAGTTTTAAATGTTCTTTATTTGTATAATCAATATAATGGGGAATAATCCCATATTCATATTTTTTTTCAATTTTTGGATTATATATTTTAGGAAATAGTAAAGCAGGGTCTCCATAAATTTCGGGGCATTCTATTCCTCTATCTATTAAAGCTTTACGGGTTAAAGGTCCTCTTACAGCATAAACCTTTTTAGGTATTTCCCCAATGGATTCAAGAAATAAACAACCACTCCCCCATATTATATCTTTAGATAAGGTAGTTTGCATAATACTTCCTACGGATAATATTTTTCCATTTTTACGGACAGAATTTAAATTATCTTTATAGTAAGCACAATGAAATATATCTTTATATTTTAATTTAGAACTATTTGAGAAGTGCTTTAAAATTAAATATCCTATATTATCCCCCCAATTACCATCAGGGTTTATTAATAGTTTATCCTTATCATCCCTGTATATTATTTCCACAATTGTTTGATTTCTTTTTTATCTAATCCTTTATTCGTTAATATACGACTTATTTCTGGGGTGGCCAATATATTTATATATTCTTTTGCTTCCTTAGAAGAACATTCAAAATAACCTTTAATATGGTCTACTAAATCTTTATTAGGTTGTTTTATCTTAGATTTAATGTATTTATTCCATTTATTATTTTTAGGGATAAATTCTCTATATATGTTATAGATCATTCTTTTTTCTTGGGGGGGAAAATCTTGGACATAGTTTACAATCTCTAAATAATCAGGGTTCATAGATAAAAATCTATGTACCATATAACTATTCCAAACCTCCCAGTCTTTATCTGTAAAAGATTCAACTGGAGGTTTGGTTGTGTTAATTGCTTTTAACCAATCAAAGATGTTTTTCATTTAACAAAGCTCATCTTTCATTTCTTCCCTTAAATCCTTGGGAACTGAATCAGTTAAAATTTTATTGGTTTCTGGGTCGTAAAATACAGGGATGGGCATAAGTGCATCTTCATCTGTTCCTGCTACAAATTTAGATACTTTGCGTAAAATTACTCCTTGTTGAAAAATTGACCCACCATTAAAGTTTTTAACTTCAGTAGTATTTTTTAAATCAATTGGAGGTTGTTGTTGCTGTTGCATAATTATTTATTATTTATTAAGTTTTGAATTAACGACATTATGTTTATTTCCTTGTCGATACGGAAATTTGCTTTATATTGATGTTCATTTATTAAAATAGCTGCTGTACCTTCTTTATCTTGCAAATATTCAGATGACCTTTCATATAGTGCTCTAAATAATTCATCAAAATCATTTACATTAGCATCAGCTATAATTTGACGTATATCATTATAACAATCTATTTTATTATGTTTAGATCCCTCTGATAAAGCATTAATTACTTTATCTATATAATTAGATGATACTAATATTGATTGGTCTAAACTAAGATATAAATCATTTGCCCCACCATCTACAGTTGATAATTGTATAGTATTAATACACTTACGTAAATCAGGATAATATTGGTTAACCAGTGGTACTAAATCATTTATATCATGTGAAATTGATTCTTGATTACAAATCCAATGTAAATGTTTAGCAACATCCTTTTTAGTTGGAGGTACAATTTTAAGTACTTGACATCTAGATTGTAGAGGATCAATAATACGCTCTACAAAATTACAGGTCATGATAAACCTTGTCGTACGTGAGAAAGTTTCAATAATATTACGGAGCGAAGCTTGCGCCTGTATAGTAAGAAAATCAGCTTCATCCAAAATAACCACTTTAAGTGGTTTAAAAGAAGCAACGCTTGCAAAGCTTTGTACTTTATCACGAATCGTTTCAATCCCTCGTTCATCAGAGGCATTGATATAAAGATGATCGCAATCAAGATTTTGAACACAAAGTTTTGCCAAAGTAGTTTTTCCTGTACCAGCGGGTCCATAAAATATTAAATTTAAAATATCATTCTGTTCTAAATACTTAGATATTGATTTTTTAATATTTTCATTTCCAACATAGTTTTCTAACTTGGATGGTCTATATTTTTCTACTAATAGGCTATTCTCCGAACTCCCCATATATATTATATGTTTTAATTGGTTCTGGTTTGATTTCTATTTCTTGTTGTTCTATAATATACAATTTACTATTTAAAGGTTCTAATCTATAATGACCTTTAAATCCTGTTTTATGCATATACGCTTCTAGGGTGTCAGTTATACTTTTATAAATTCTCCCTTCTGGTTCATCAGCTAATTGCCACCTGTCCCCAGGTGGCTTTCTATTAGCAATTAACACTTTACCTTCAATTAATTCTGTTTTCATTGTGGTAATATACGAAATTATTTGGACTCAGCCACAGATGCTTTTTTATAATCTGTGATTACTCTTTTAATAGCTTGTGCTGCTTTTCTAGCTCGTGCTTGACTTGCTTTTGTAGTTCCATCATTTTCCGCTGCTAAGATATTGAAATTTGTTTCAATAATCTCAAAGATTTCATTTTTTGTCATTTTTTTTTTATTTATTAATTATTAATTATTACATCATCCCCATCATGGATGGATCCATTTGGGGTTGATCGTTGTCTTCACTTGGTTCATTTACTACTGTACATTCTGTAAGTAATACTGTACCTGCAACTGATGCTGCATTTTGTAGTGCTGTTCTAGCCACTTTAGTTGGGTCAATAATACCAGCTTTTTTCATATCTACTGTTTCGTCTGTTTTAATATTATATCCAGCCCAAGTATCATTACCTGAATTTACCAACTGGTCTGCTAAAATTTGTCCTTTAATGACATCATAACCAGCATTAACTAAAATTTGGTTAAATGGTTTAGCACATGCTTCAATTACAATTTGAGCCCCTGTTGTCTTAGCTTCTAAGCCTGAAGAGGCATATAATAATGCTGTTCCTCCCCCGGGTACAATTCCTTCTTCAATAGCAGCTTTTGTTGCGTGTAACGCGTCATCAACTCTATCTTTCTTTTCTTTCATTTCAGTTTCAGTGTTCCCACCTACATGAATAATCGCTACTCCTCCTGTGAATTTCGCGAGTCTTTCTTGAAGTTTTTCTGTTTCGAACGCCGTTGTTGCTTTACTGACTTGTTGTTGTAACTCCTCAATACGTGCTTCAATTGGTTCAATTCCTCCTTTTCCATCTACAATTGTTGTTTGTTCTTTTCCTATTGTTACTGTTCGAGCTTCACCAAACCAATCCCAACTAAATTTATCTAGTTTCATTCCTTTTTGTTTATCAAAAACTACACCTCCAGTTGTAATGGCAATATCTTCTAGGACCAGTTTACGTCTATCTCCAAAATCGGGTGCCTTTACAGCACATACTTTCATTGTACCTCTCATTTTATTAACAATAAGAGTAGCTAAAGCTTCATTATCAATGTCTTCAGCAATAATTAAAAGTGACCTGGCTTGAGTAGATACACTTTCTAGAATAGGTAATAACTCTTTTACTTGGGTCAATTTCTGGTCAGCAATTAGAATTAAGGGGTTTTCTAATGTAGAAGTCATTGTGTTATTATTAGTAACAAAATAAGGTGATTTATACCCTCTATCAAACTGTAACCCTTCAACAGTTTCTAAATACGTTTCACCTGTTTTAGACTCCTCAATATGAACAACCCCTTCCATTCCAACTTTTTCAATTGCGGTAGCAATTAACTTCCCAGTTTCAGGATCATTATTAGCAGAAATTGTTGCAATTTGTTCTAATTGTTCTTCACCTGAAATATCTTCTGCAATATTATTTTTAAGATTATTTACTACTTCTTTAACGGTAGTATCAATATCTCTTTTAATTTGTACTGCATTTTCATTATTATTTAAAGCATTTAATCCAGCTTTAATCATTTCTCTAGCTAGTAAAGTAGAAGTAGTTGTTCCATCTCCTGCTTTTTCTGCTGTTTTAATTGCAGCTTGTTTTACTAACTGTACTCCCAATTCTTGATTTGGGTCTTTTAATGTAATTGATTTAGCAACAGTAACTCCATCCTTAGTTGATTGAGGGGCTCCTTGTTCGTTTGCTATCACTACATTTCTTCCATTTGGTCCTAAGGTTGACACTACGGCATCTGCCAATACATCAATCCCTTTTACTAAATTGGTTCTAGCTTTTGAACCTAATATAACTTGTTTACTCATTTGATAGATCTTTAATTTCTTCTTCGGTTAATGATTCTTTAGTTTCTTCTAATATTTCTGAAACATCAATGGTTTCAGTAATTTTAGCTAGGATTTGGTTTTCTGGGCCTACATAATACTCTTCTCCATCATATGGAAGTTTTGTAAAACCCATTGTTGGTAAAACAACTTTATCTCCTACTTTAAGTTTAGTATGGATAAATTCTCCTGTAATAGTAGGTTTACCTGGACCAACTGAGATTATTTCTGCTGTTTCATTTTTTTCTTTTCCTACATCTGGGACAATAATATTCCCATAAGTAGTTTCTTCAAGTTCAATCGGTTTAACTATAACCGCATCAAATAGTGCTTCTAAGGCCATCTGTATAATTTTTAATATTGGTTTCTATTAATTTAAATTCATTTAAAAACTCAGAAAGAGATTCATAGTCCTTTCGAGTGTGTAACTTTTCTTTAGCAACTTTAATAAGTGCGTGTTGAAATTCAGGATAATATCCCTGAGGTTTTGAATACTCGGTCCCATTCCCCTTTGATCTAAAATGATCTTTATTAGGAGTTATTCTTTCGTTAACTGTAAAACACATTTCATCTTTTGTAATAAAATAGGGTTCCATTAAAGGGTCGGAGATTGTAGTGAGTGATTTTGCTTTTCTAGCCATATAACTTATTTATTTAGACGTGAATATACGAATAATATTGCGCTAGGACACGCTTTTTTAATAAAACTTATTACTTAATTTTAATGGTTTTTGGCTTTTTAGATTCGGCAATTGGAATAAAAATATGAAGTAAGCCATCCTTCATTTCAGCTGATAAACTTTCAAGTTCAAATTTAGCTGCTACTTTATAACCTAAGTTAAAAGATCGTTTAGCTAATCCTTTATAGATGTAACCAGAATAATCTTCTTCTTCTTTTGGTTTATCATAGATAATTTTTAAAAGATCTCCATCTATTTCTAGTTGGATGTCTTTTTTAGTTAGACCAGTACAGGCAATCTCAAAGTGAAGCCCTTCTTCGTCATAAAAAATATCTAGTGGGTGTGGTTGTTTGTTGTCAAACGTAGTTGGTTGAAAAGATCCGTCTGCTTTAAAAAAGTTTCGGAATAGTAAGTCGAACGGTGTACGTTCATTGAATAATGTACTCATATCATTTAGTTTTGTGAGGCCGGAGCTCTCGGTTAATTTAATTTAAACATAACAGCGTGTCCTAAACTCCAATATTATGTTCTATTATACATATATTAATTTTCTTCTTTTATCCATTTATTATCTGAATCTAGTTTTACTTTACCCACAAATAATTGGTTCCAATATTCGGGTTCAATAAGAGATAAAAATAAATTTCCATCTTCTCGTTGATATAAAAAGTAAATATGTCCTTTTACAGGAATAAAACTAAAATCAGCTTTATTTACTAGTTCATTCCATTTATATAATGAAATTAACCTAGCATATTCTTCTTTTAATTCAGCAAATTTAGTTGCTAAATAGTTATTTACGTCTACTGTTTGTTTAGCTACCCATGAATTAGTATCTTCTAATTCTATTTTTGGAGCAGCAACACTATCCCCATAAGGCATTATCGCCTTATTCTCAGCATACATATCTGGTTTCTTACTCATTCCTAGCTATAAAATATTCACTATTTACTTCTTCTGAATAGAAGTTTAATTTTAACATTCCTTGTTCTGATAATTTTAGTGTGCCACTATCCATGTCTTTATTAGCGTTTAGGATATCTTTAAATACATCAGAATCAAATGGAATCGAAATATCATTTTTAGTTATATTACCATTAATTTGATAGGTAATTTTATTAGAAAATCCTGTATTATCACCAAATATGAATTCACAAATGTTATTACCATCCATATCTGTATTACTAGTAATTAACATATTATTTACATCTGCTAATGCACTTTTAGCTTTAATTAAATGGTCAATATCTTCTCTAGCTAAATCCAACTCCATTTCAAATGATTCCGGATCTTCATAATATGTATTTTTACCTAGAATAAGAATATCAGCTAACGAATAAGTTAAATCGAAATTAGAATCAGCAAAATGGATTTTAGTATAAACCGCTTTCATTTTTTCTAATGATACCATCAAATCACCATTAGTAATGGATATCAGTTTACTTAACTTATGTGTATCAAACACACCTAATTCAGCATCCTCTAATGGGAAGTTGTTATGTTCTATTTTACATACTCTACCTGATTCACCGGCATAAATAGTAAGTTGGTTATCTTTAATTCTCCATTTTACTTGGTTGTTTAAACCATTTAAGTAATATTTGGAAATAACTGATGTGAGTGTACTCTTATTTATCATGACGGTAATATACGAATTTTATTTTAAATTTCAAACGAACTTAATGCATTTGTGTAAGGATTTAAATCTAATGACCACTGTAGATCACTAAAGAATCCTTCTAGTTTATTCAGTAATATTGAATCGAATACTTTTTTCCTATCAGCATACGCCTCTAAAAAATCTGATATTTTTTCTGGGATATCGTGTTGTTGGTAAGCTAGGGCATCTATTTTATAG